AGATGTCACCATGAATAATAACATTCGCCGCAGACGAAATACCAGATTCACCCTCTACTTCGATAAAATCCTGAACCAAAATTGATTGCGTGATGAGACGACCAGTCGCTGTATTACCGAGCACCGTGATAAGGTTAGCAGAATCTGCGTTAATAAATATTTTATCACCGATCGACAACATATTTGTAGAATTGGTATTCGCTATACCCGACGGGGTCGCACCAGTCGTTTGAATAGCATGTGATTGAATCTTTGACGCTACTACCATAGGTATAGCTGCATCGGCATCAAGAGTAATCAGGCTACCCACTGTCAGCCCGTCATCACCAATTCTCAAACCCTCGAAGAAACCATATCCATTCGCATGTAGAACATTAGCCGAGGATGATGCCACATCATTGATATATACATTAGAACCCACGGAAAGGGAAAATGCTGGTGATGTATTCGCAATACCTACGTTGTTTTGTGTGTACACGTCACCAAATACATGGAGATTGACGGTGTTTGCCGAATCCATGGTAAAGTTTGCATCTTCGGGTGTACCGTACGTTCTAGAAAGTTTAAACTGGTCGTCGGTATGTGTATACCCCAAGAATACATTACCAGTATCCGGGGCACCATCTCTCATGAGAACAGCCATATCATATGTCCCGTTGTTACCCTTACCCATTTGTATGACAGCGTTTGACACGACAAGATTGTCAACACTCGTGTACGACGGAATTTCGGTAATAGCTAAATTACCGCTGATATCAACATTTCCAAATACCCGTAAAAATCCGTCACGAACAACGACATTACCATTTTCAAAAACGGCTACGTTGGAATCAGTACCCGCGGTAACACCTGTACCAACTGTCAATTGTTTAGTTATCGTAGCATTAGTGGACGCCACGTTGCCATCAATTGTTAATACGTTAGAAGCTGTGGCATCAACCAAGAATTTATCATTTGTCGTCTTGAAAGTATCAGTCGCGAATACGTTTGTACTCACCACGTTACCCTGCACAGTTACCAAGTTCTGAACAGTTCGATTAACAATTAAACTATTAGTACCAATTTGAAGATCGTTAATTGGGTTATCTGTGCCTATACCAACCTGGGTGGCCGTGAGACGATTTACATTTGTAGTACCCGCAAATTGAGTTGTATCGGACGTAGATGTCAACTCACCAGTAATCTTCAAATTCGCTACTTGAATTTCATCTGCTGTGATCTCACCAGCATCAATACTCGCAAGTCCTGTTAAAATATCAGACTCTCTGGGTGTTGCATCTAGACTGGTTACAAAAATTTGACCAGCACGTACAAGCTTTCCCATTTATACATTAGTTGCCGAATAAAATTCCGGCTAAACCGTCCTTGATTCTGAGCACATTGTAATTCACTGCAAACACATACACATCTTGTTTTGATGGTCTTAATTCACCCTTTTCAACTCCACGGAGGATAAGTTTCGCGTTATCCAGACGACTAAAATTACATGAACCACTTGGGTTGTAATCAGATGCGTTGAGACAGAAATGATACACAAAATAGCGTGTGTATACACCTGTATGACTATCTATATCAAATTCAGTTTGTCCGTAATTTGACTTGTAATAATTTTGTACTGTGTGGAAATATGTTGGAGACATGTTTTCGAGGAATGAAATACCATTAATGAATAAATCTGCATTAATGAATGAGAAACGGTCACCCGCGAAATTTGAAGTAGAACACCCATATCCAAAAAAGAGAGACTTAACTGGATGATTAAACGACGAAATATCAAGTGTATTGTACCCACCTGATTGTGTTGTATTATCTGTAACACTTTCGAGAGGTAATTCTATTTTTTGTGTTTGTGTCACGACAAAATCTAGTGTTCGACTTATTAAGGATTCTCGTTCTTCTTTATCAAGGTACACATAGTTACCGTAAAATTCAGCTTTCTTTTCATTTGCGTTACAATTTGCGACAGCTGTTTCATCAAACTTGATTTTTATTTCAACCTGGTGATGTTGTAACGCTATCAAAGGTAAAAAGGCTTTATGATCACAGAAAAAGAAGTGTAACGGTACGAACGTCTGGTTTGATGTCGAAGCTTTATTGTTGAGTTCCTGAGATTTGTTGTATGTGTCGGCTAAATAATTCGGCCATATCTCAGCGAAGTAATCGTAATGTTGAGAATCCACCTTTTGGCCACCCACATATAAATCAAGTGTAGAATTGTGAAACAAATTGGATGCTATATTGGCATTACTCGTATCACTTGATTCAAACCAAAGTCCATTGATAACATCTCCCAAAACAGGGATCGTGACGGATGTGTCATTCGAGTGAACAGTTTTAATAAACTTTGGAGCTTGGGAAAAGTTTGTGTGCCTTGTAAATTTCATACGAAAGAATGAATGTCCCTCGTCACTCGTAAGATACACATCTTGAACCCCTTTAGAGACTAGTTGTATTAATGCACCCGACATTTAATAGAAGGTCAGATTATAAAAACAGACACTTTCCCTGAGGGAATTCGTTCTTAATCTCTCCAACGTGATTTCCATGTATTTTGAAACCACCTTGACGATATACTTTCATTCGTTTGTAATACATAGCTGTGAAGACTGACCATGGATCATGAACATCATAAATATGTGGTTCATTCTTCTTTCCCTTCGTTTCTCGCATAATTCGTCCAATACTCTGTGTAATATCAGATTTAGGACTCGCTAAAATAACAGTATCGAGTGTTGGGATGTCAAGACCTTCGTGAGCCTGACTGAAGGTTGCAAAAATAATCTTCTTCTTTGAAGATTCCAAAAGTTGGGCTTCTTTCATACCACCCATATAGAGTCCAGACGTCTTTGGAAAGCACTGGTGGAGAAATTCACAATGAAAACGACGATCACTGAGAACGAGTAGTTGTCTACTACCACTCGAAGCCTTTTTCACCAATTCCACTAACATCCTATTTCTGTTGCGATCTTCGACGAGTTCTGTGATCATGTTGGGCATCGAAATCTTTCCGTTTCGCATAGATGGTGGTGGGTTTCTATAATTTGGTGAATCAAACGTAACTGGGAATACTTCCACCTGTTCCTGATTTTTACGCTCCACAGCAAAAAAGGTAGGTCCCATGAACCAGTGAAGAACCTTTGTGAGACCATCTTTTCGTTCGGGCGTCGCCGAAAGACCGTAAATATGACGAGGACACAGTTTAAACAGAGACTGACTGAAAACCTTTGCACATATGTGGTGTGCCTCGTCTACTATGACAGTTCCTATACTTTCAAAATCTGAAAATGAATACTCTTTCAATGAAAGGGACTGAAGCATGGCGATGACAAAGTCACAATCGACTTCTTTTTTATTTTGTTGTACGACACCAATTGTGGCACCCGGACAAAACTGCTTAATACGTTCTCGCCACTGGTCCGCTAGAAACTGTTTATGTACAATAATCATCGTGCGATACCCAAGTTTAGACGCTATGGCCAGGGATACCGTCGTTTTGCCATAGCCACATGGTAAAGAAAGGACGCCGTGCCCCGCTTTAATAGCTGCTCCGAATGCTTCATTTTGGTGTGTAGCATCACGAAGTTGTCCTGAAAATCGGGTGTTGATTTTAGTTGGTTCTGGCCGTTTGTCGAGTGTAGGCTCCCCAAGTTTAGAGGTTCCATAGAATCTGGGAACGCATATTCCATTCTTAGCTGGTTTGAAAACTTTGAAAGGCGGTGGAGGAAATCCAAAGTCTCCATTTACGATGGGTCTTACCGTTAATTCTTTTTTAATTTCTTGGATTGGACCTGTGTCTATCAGGTATCCGGTCCTAGTGAGAACCGTCATGAATTACTTAGTTAAAGGTGATAAACTTTAATTGAGTAAAATGCCTACTGTAGATATTGATGAAAATATTAAACAAGTTCAAATGAACATCGAACAGTTAACCCAAGAGGTTTTTCGTCTCCAGGGTGTACTTAACACGTTTATGAATTTTAAGAAAGGTGGTCTCAAAACCATCGATCTCCCCAATGACCCCGATGCCACTCAAGAAGTAAAGGAACTTGAGAGTATCCAAGAAAACCCCGAGTGATTACCAACATTCCATACACCCTTGAAGTCTACTTCAACTTCAACTTCGTCACCCCTTATTAGAGACTGAATAGGACGTCCCCCGACGTTACACATTACTCTCCTATAACGGAATGGTACCTTGACTGTTAGAATATTTCCATCGATGGGGTTATCTATATTTTCATTCATGAGTAATTTCCATTTATTTATATGCATTCGTTCTATAATTTCCGATACTTTTGCAGGAATTATATAACGGATATACTTTTTATCATTGAAATCAAACATAGGTTCATGAATTGTAGCGACAAACTTCATCTATTTCTGTTACGGTATACTAAAACTAAAACTATAAGTAAAACTAAAATAAGTAGTAAAACTTGTGTGAGAAGTAAAGGTTTGAGTGGTCGTCGTGTACCAAAACATCTATGACTTAAAAGTCGGGATACTTCCACACCCGACTCAATACTCGAATAAGGTGTTTCACGAGGGGACATCATACCACACATCGCAACTTTAGAACATTTACCAAAGAATGGAAGTTGTCCATGAAGACTGAGAACACCGGATGATTGTGAAAATGACCACTTCTTTTCTTCCATCTCCCAATCGGCCCCCCAACCGATTCGTATATCGAGAGGTTCCGGTAAGCCGAGTTGTTTTAGGACTTCATATTTTATAACATCTGGGTCTGAACCTAATACTTCTTCGTTAAGGTCACATATGACACATGAAATTGTATTGGTACCGTATAAGACCTTGGGTTGTAAATTCCATCGAGTTTCAGTTGCTATTTCGAGGTCTGTTTTTAATTCGACTGGTTCATCGTAATCTAATAATACGTTGATAGCTCCATATGTACTTCCTTGAACCTTCTTGAGTGCATCCGGTCCCCAGTTATCACCCAAAAAATTCAAGGCTGGGCTATTATCGAGACACAAAAAGAGCATTCCATCATCGATAATCTTTTCGTCTGCGAATGTTGCTACGAATGCATCTTCACCGTATTCAACATCTTTTAATTCCACACCGAATACAAAATTTGCACCGACTTCCATAAGAGCCTGTTCCATCGCATCACACATCACTTTACCCGAAACCTTTTGTGTACACATTTGTGAAAGTGTGGTATGATCCAAATTTTTTACAAATTCGTACGCCGTCATGACATCCCATGTAACCCCATCCATGATAAGTGGCAAATGTTCAATATATTTTCCACCTTTCTCACTTAAAGGTCCTACTGCGTCTTTTAGAGATATACCCTTAAACTTTTGAGGTTGTGCAAGTACTCGAGAGAAAAGAGAAATGAGAATTCCATAATCTTTTACACTCAAAGATTTAAAAGCAAAGTTTAAATGTTTTTTCTTTTCAACTGGATGAAATATTTCATTCCAGTCGATGTTCATTTCAGAAAATAATGATTGTGTGTTGATGAATGCCTTATCGAAAACGATTCTATGTGCGTGAAGATCCCGAGTTTTTATGTCAGGCTCCCACCAAGATCCCCCGGCTGAAATTTTCCTATCGTAAATGGTCACATCATGGTCTCCTGATCTAAGTATTTCCCATGCGAGAGACATTCCGGTTGGACCTGCTCCGATTATATGAATCTTCATTCTATCTTTAGCTTATAGAAAAAATCCTAAGGGTAATGTAGGATATGTTGAGTATAGCCAATATGAAGGTGCCACCTGTCAAGTTGGCGCCAAATCAAAAGGTAAAAACATGGAGGTTTGCTGGCAAGTTTCTATGGAAAAATGCCACTGTACAAAATAAATCAGAGCTTGGTCGATGGA